GAGCTTCGACAACGACGGCCTCCTCCGCAACCAAAACCGGCGTCACCTGCGGCAACATCGGAGGCACTACCATCACAGGCTTCACCCACGGCAGCGGCGGAGCGATGATCGGCGGGTTGATCTGGTCGTTGATCTGCTGCGTCACGTTCGCTTCGATGGCCGCTTGATCGACGCCGTTGCTGTAGCACCAGCCGAGAACCTGTTCCTGCGTGAGGTCAGGATACGGCGTGAAGCTGCCAGACGGCGGAGCGAACGAGCAGGAGCCGTAGCAAGTGCCGCTGTAGTTATCCTGCGAGCCGTTGCAACGCCAATCGGCGGTGATGACGACATCGGTGAGAGAGCCTTCAACGGGTTTGACGAGAAGGCGTTCGATGATCCAGACAATGGAGATGGTGGTCATGGGATATTAGGCGAGTTTGGCTTCCAGAGCTTGAACCTTAGCAGCGAGTTCCTTGATGGCAGACACAAGTCGAGCTTCGGTCTTGCTCCATCCGGTGACGGTCAGGAATCCGTCCTGCTCGGCAACGGTGTCGGCGTAAACCTCCTGAATCTCCTGAGCGACAAAACCGATCTGATGACCGGAACCGTCCTTGTAATCGAACTCGACGGGACGCAGCGACAGAATGTTAGCCAACTGAGAAGGAAGACTTACGATGTTCTCCTTTAGGCGATAGTCGGAGAATGAGCCAAACGCAGCTTGGCTTGCGCCGTTTGCGTTGATTTGACCGCTTCCAGCACCGTCGTTATTGATCGTAAAACCAATGAAACGCTGCGCCGTGGTGCTGTCATTTGAAAACTTAGCAATGTAAACGCCGTAAGTGCTTGCATCACCGGCAGCGGTGCTTATCGCGTTGATAATTCGCTGAGATGCGGAAGTCCTTACATCGAGACGAGCGTTTGCCGTAGTCGTCCCCACCAACAGCTCGCCACTCGCCGTGAGCGTCATCGCTTGGGTGAAGGTGAAGTTGCCGGTTCCGGTGGTAGCGTTGTGCCATTCGTGAGCATTATTCTGTAAAACATACATCCCAGCCGTGTTATTCTGCACTTTGACGAAGTTCGTACCATCGAAGTACGAGTTAGTCATAATGCGAGCAACAGGGCTGTTGGTCTGTCCAACAAACGCTGAGGAAACAGTTCCCGATCCGATCTGAACAGGCTTGAAAGTAGCCGCCCACGCACTCGGCGTAACCCCCACGCCCACGTTGCCAGTTTCGGTAACAATGAAGTTATCGGTCGTACCATTTCCGACAAGGAATCGACCGTCATTCCGCATGAAACAGATGACGTTTCCGCTCGATGCTTTTCCGTACAGGATGTATGCGGAGGAATCGCTGGTGCTACCACGCGGTTGAAGACGAGAAACAGAAGCAGCCTCCCCCACGCCCAGCCCCGTGGCGTTCAAAGTCATGGCGGTTCCACCGACTCCGCCGACGTTGGACCAAGTGCAGATGCCGTCGGATGCGATACGCATCTTCTCAGTAGCACCAACATCGAAACGCAATGGAACCGCAGAAGCCGTGAAAACCGTTGCAGCAGCATCAGGAGTGCCTCCACCGACATTTGCATAATCTCCAAAAGCAGCAAGCGTTCCACTACCAGCAGAATTGCTCACATAGAACGCACCACCTTGATTCGTACCGCTACCTCCACGAATACGAATGATTCCGCCAGCAGCACTAACCGCATCAAGTGTAACCGCCGGAGTCGCCGTCCCAATACCCACCCGATTGTTCGTTGAATCAACCTTCAGCGTCGAGGTGTCCACCGTCAGATCGCCGGTGATGGTTGCGGAGGCGAGAGTGGCGGTGGGAGAACAAGCCAGCAGGTTGTTCAGCGTGACCTTCTTGGTCGTACCGCTTGCAGCCATTGACGTATCGGAAACGTCCACGATGACTAGCGGATCGTTGGCGGGGTCGGTTCCGGTTCCAGTGCTGGCAAGTGCTGTGATCTTTGAGTCTGGCATGGTCTAAAAGTGTTAGTCGGTGATGAGTGTGAAAACGATTTTCGACGTCCCGTCCTCTTGTAGGACAAGGAATTCGTCCTCTTGCAGCATATTGCGGGCTGCCGGAGGATATGGGTCGATGGCCGACTCGGAGTCGGATGCCAGCGACATTGTGAGGTCGAGCGTCATTAGGCGCGCGCGAGGTAGGCCAAAGCCTTTCCGGAGGCGAGCTGGAAGCTGGAGATCCTGCCTCGGATGATGAACCCACCCGGGAACGTAATGCCGGTCCAGGTGCCAGAGATTCCGGTTCCTGCGATGCTGGTCAGCGTGCCCGATTCGGCGAACTGGATGGCGGTGTAGCCAGCGGAGTTCAGCGCGGTTCCGGTCACAGGTACGACGCCTTGGAATCCCATGGAGTCCTGCGTAGCAATATCGGTTTGAACGGCCATTGTATTTGGTCTGTTGAGAGGGGGCCCCGGCCCTATTGCCAAGGCCCCCAGGTTGTCTGCGTTATCCTTTACGAACTTTCGGTGCCAGGGCTCCCTGTACCCACAGGACGAGCTTGCCTCCTTCAGGGACAGAAGCAGTGTTGAAGTTAGTGCGTTGGAGATCCGCACTAACATCGGGACCAGACACCAGCTTAGACTTGCCGGTCTTGTCCACTGCAATGGTGGTTGCGATACGCATATCCGTTAGGATTAAGCGGTGATCAGAACCTCAGCTTGCGTCTTATCGCCAGCAGCCGCGCCAAACATGATGTCGTAAGACGCCATGTGCGAGCGGGTCGAGCGGCTATACCAGACGGACAGCAGGACCGACAGACCGTTGGTGGACTCGACGGTGCGCTGTTCGATGAACTCGCCAGCAATCATGCCAACCGGCAGACCAGCGGCGATGGCGATGGCGTCCTGACCGCAGACGAAACCAGCGGTGTTAGCAATAGCGCCGGTCCAGTCGTTCTGCTCCAAGATGTTGTTGAAGCCGAAGAAGCCGTTGTTCAACGGACCATAGCGAGCATCGGGGAAGGTGTTCGCAGCGGCAGAGAACTGGAGTCGGGCCAGATGTCCACCATCAAGCAACAGCAGCTTCTGGCGATAGTTCTTAGCAAGAGCCAAGATCGCGGGAAGGTCGCTAGTGTCGAAATTCGCAGCAGCACCGATAGTGGTTCCCGCGCCGTAGTTGGCGGAGGTCATCACAGCGGTGATTTTCTTGGAGATACCAAGAGCGAACACGTCAGCCGAACCGGCAGCGAGATCAGCCAGAGCGAAGCCCTGATTCAACTCCTGCTGAGTCACAGTGAACAGCTTGCTGATCTGGTTAACCGTGACAGCGGTAGCGTCAAGCTGCGAGTCGTTGCTGGTCTCAAAGTTGGTCGCATTGTCAACGGTAGCCGAGGCACCGGACTGCACGAACTTTTTGACCTGCACGGTGGCGCGAGGGCGGAGGTTATCCAGACCCACGTTGCGCGTGAAGTTACCAACCATCGCCAGCTTCGTCGCCATCTCGGTGATGACAGCATCAGCGAGGTAATCAACGATCAAACCAGCAGCGAAGGTGTTGGCGTTCTGAGGAGCCAGAATGCGGTTCTGACGGAGAAGTTCGCTATGGTTCTCAACGAGGAACTTGCGACGCTCAGCACCAGCGCGGAGGCTCTTCGCCTTCTCCAGCAGCGGGTTGCCGAGGTTCTCGATGCGAACCGGGGCGACAGGCTCCGGCGAAGGGGCGGCGGTGATGGTCTTGGCGCTGATGGCAGCGGCAACGGCCTTGGCGACGATGGTGTCGATGTCGAGGGCGGTCGGCGCACTAGGAGCGGCCGCCACCACGGTGTTGGATTCAGTCATGTTGTGTGGTGTCTGCTGTGATGTCGGCGCGGTTGTCGCGCCATCTTCGGAGGCGGAAGTGCCTGCCGTAGAAAGTGTATCGTCCGGAGATTCGTCCGGTGTTTCGCCCTCCTCGATTTCGAGCTGGGCGTAGAGGGCCTTGAACCAGTCACGGCCGGCGGCGCCGCCCCACAGATTGGCTGACACGTCTGCCGGGCTGTTGGGCTCGGCTTCGAGGAAGCGCTCATTGCGCGCCCACCAAGCGTTTGCCTTCTGGATCTTGGCTTCGTTAGGGGCTTCACCGGCCACCAAGGCCTCGGCCTCTAGGACGGTCTGCTTCTCAAGGCCATCACCGGCGAGACCTTCGGCGTACTGCTCAAGGCCGCGGCGGAGGTTGTTTCGGACGGTCTCCGGGGCGGTCTTGGTGACGGCCCGAGGATGCCAGCAGGCAGCCATGGCGAGCATCTCGGTCGAGCGTTGAGCCAGGCCGAACTGGATGGCCTCCTGGGCGGTGAACCAGGTTTCGGCCTTCATGGCTGCCCGGATCTGCGAAGTCGGTTTTCCGGTGGCCTTGGCGTAGATCGAAGCCAGAACCTCGGCGTGTTGGTCCAAGGCGTCGGCCATCTTCCGCATATCCTCCGAGGTGCCTGCCACCATTCCGGAGGGGTCGTGAATCATGAACAGAGACGCTTCGGCCATCTCAACCGTATCGCCGGCCAGGGCGATGATCGAGGCAATCGAGGCCGCGATGCCGACCACCCGGGTGGTGACGGGCGCCTGACGGCCTCGGAGCATATTGTAGATCGACAAACCATCCCAGACGTTGCCGCCGGGGCTGTTGATCTCGACCACAAGGGGGCCTTGGCCGACGTCCTGCAGGGTTTGGCTGAAGGCCTTGGCCGACACACCGGAACCACCGAACCAGTCCTCACCGATTTGGTCGAAGATCTGGATGGTGGCGGGCTCCATGGCCGAGGCCCGGGGCTGGTAAGAAAGCCAGTTGTTTACTTTAGTCATTCGGTTTTCTTGGCCCTAGGTTTGCGTTTCTTCGGGCCTGCCACGGCGACAACCTCTTGGATGGGCTCGGCCGGGATTTGTTCAGGCATAGTGCCCGACGGGTTTTCCTGCATGGCCATGTCGGCCGGTTCAGGTGCAATCGGCTGCTTCTGGGCGGTCGAGATTTGCGAAACGTCGATGCCGTACTTTCCGGCGAGGTCTTGAATGTATTTGGCCTGTTGAGCCTTCGACTCCAAGGCGGAGCGCCAGTCGATACCGCGGGCGCCATAGATCTCGTCGAAAGTTGTCACACCGGCTTCCAGCTCGGCCAGTTGAGCGGCAGAGTTGCGGCCGACGTCGACATTCGGAGCCCGCGGCGCCTGAATGGCGACTTCGTACCAGTCGTCGGGAGAGTCGCGCAGGCTGGGATCCACCCGGATGGCGTACTCCATGACGTGTTCCCAGATACGGCGTGCGGCCGATGCCATCACCTGGTGGCGGCTCCGGAACCACACTGACGACATATCGAGGGCGCCGCGGTAGACGGTGCCCTGCATTCCCTCGGGGAATACTAGGATGTACGGGATGCCGACGCCGGCGCACACCTTCTCGGTCAGGTTGCGCCAGTATTCGCGCATGTTGACGTTGGGTCGGTCGGCTTGGAACTGCTCGAATTCGTCGCCGGACTTCAGCACCTTTACCGAGGAACCGAACACGTTTTCGTAGTAGTTCTGGGCGGTGCCTTGAGAACCGGCCACACCTGAGCGCAGGCTGGTGGCCTGAACTTCCCCGGAGCTGGTCTTGATCACCTGGGCCACGCTGGAGGCCAGCTTGCAGGATTCCATCTCCAGCTTTTGGAGGTCGTCCAGGTCGTGAAGGTCGTTGATCACACAAGCCACGAACGGCAGGCCGCGGAGCTGGCCGGCACGCTGGGCTTCGTAGATGTGAATGATCGAGTCGGATGAGATCGAGCGAATGTCGGCGAGCTGTCCCTGTTGCTGCTCCTGGCCGACGAAGTAACTGAGAGCCCGACCGGTGCGAGTATCGAACCGCACACCGTCGAAGATGTCCGGTTGATTCTCCTGCCCGGTAGGGGTGGAAACCTGCTGCGGCTCGATGAGCTGCAGGCGGGGCCGGCCGGTTTCGCCCTTAGTGAGCAGGATGAAAGATTCGCCGTCGTAGAACCAGCCGCGGGCAGCCAATGACATCAGGGTGCCGAAAGACTGCCGGGATCCGATGTCCGGATATCTGCACCAGATATCCCACCATTTCTTGGCCTTGAGATTCCATTCCGGATCCGAGGAAGCCGGCTGCACCGAGAAGTTGCTGCCGACGGTGTAGTTCTCGAACAGGTCACCCAGGCGATTCATCACCGCGTTGTTCTGCTCGAAGAACCGGGACTTTCGGACAATCTGCTGCCGGGTCGAGCTGGTGACATCGAACCGCACCGAGGTGTACGACGTGTCGAGGAACGAACGGCGAATCGAGTTCGAGGCGCCCTCATAACGGTCGACGGGTGCCGAACGGAACTTAGCCAGGATGGTGTCGAGGAAACCCATTAGGACATCCCCACCCGGTAGCTCGCCTCTCGGCGAAAGTTCGAGAAGTCGCCGCCGTAGCTAGTCACAGCCACCAACACCACAGCCATGAGCTTGGTGTAGATCTGAGCATCGGTGGGGCTGGCAACGCCGTCCTGGCCGAGGTAGTAAACAGCCAGCTCGTAGTCGTCGAGGAGGCTTTCCCACATCTCGACCATCTCGGACGGGGTGGGGGCGCCTTTGCCGGGCTCGGCGAACTCGACAGACACATCCGACGATGAGGTCGACCGGACAACCTGTCCGGATTCGATCACCGACGAGGCTGCCACGGACTTGGCCGACAAGGCGGCCAATAGGGTCACGCCACCGAGCGTCGAGTAGACAGCCCGGAGGTAGCTCCTTTTGATGGCCACCGTGAATGTGAACATTCCGGCGGAGACCCTGCAGGTGTTTGGCCTGCCTTCAACCAGTTAGTAAAAGTTATTGCTCCGGAGTAGAAACAAGGTCGTTCCACAACATGACCATGGCGAGCTGCATGATTTCACAGTCGTGAAGGTGATCCGGCCATTTCTGGTTGCGCTTCACCCAGACGTGCTTGATCCGGCCGGCACGATTTGCCTGTGGTCGGAGGATGTGTGAGTCGAGGTGGCGCCAGTAAAGGTCGGGCTCGGCGATGTAAGCGCCTTCGGCCTGCACACTAGGCGGATCTTGGTGGACGCCCCATTCCCGGTCGATGTCGCCTTTACGGAGCCTCGACAGGATGTCGCGCAGGTGCTCGGTGTCGAATACTAGGAGCGGCTGAACCACATCGGTACGCATCGAGGAAGACGTCGACAGGCCGAATGGGTGAACCGCACCCGACGCCGATGTGAACCGGGCGCCGGTCTCGCGGCCTTTTAGCGGCATCCATCCAATCACCATGGGCTTTCTTAGGCCTCCCTCGGGTGGGTAGCGGAGACCACACGGGAACGTGATTGGGTTGGACGTCACCGAGGAATAGGCGGCGCAGGCGTCGTAGACCGTCTGCGTGTTGAAGCCGGAGTCGATGCCCACATCCATGTCGTGAACATTGAGGGCCACCTGCACCCGGCGGAGGGCTGCAAAGTCGTCGGCATGGCCCGCGGCGATCAGGGTGCTGTTGCCGTCCTTCCATTCTCGGCATACCCACCACAGGAACGGAGCCACGGCCTGGACGTCTGCTGTCAGGTATCGACGGCCGCCGTCAATGGAGACCAACGCCGATGTCTCGGGCCGTTCCTGCTGCACTTCCTGCTGTTCCCAAGGTTCGGCCAGGTTGCCGTTGATGAAGCCCTGCAGGCCGGCCATGGATGATTTGGCCTCGAGGAAGGCCACGGCCAGGTGGCCCCAGGTGCACTTGCGATCCGGGCTGTAAAGGCTCGACAGGTGGTAGGATCGAACACCGGGCATGGCGTTGGGATTCTCTGGGCGCCATTGTCCATGGCGGAGGGCTGCCACCTTGTGGGCATCGGTGATCTTACCGAGGCAGAGCTGGCAGACGTAGTGGGCAGAGGCCCGAACCTTGGCTAGATCGTGTTTGCCGTCGTCGGTCTTGGCGTCGTCCCAGGTCACCTGACGCCATTCGAGCTTGATGTACTCACGGCAATGAGGGCACGGCAGGTAGTACCGACGCTGGTCGCCGCGGAGGAAGCGCTGCCAGATACGGCCTTCGACCACCGTCGGTGTGCTGGTCATAAAGGCCTTGGAGCTGGAGAACGACTTCAGACGCTGCTCGGCCAGGTCGAGGGCATCGGCTTCCTTGCTGGTTGCCTCGGCGAACTTGTCCACCTCGTCGGCAATCAAGACGCGCACCGGGCGGCTGGCTAGGTTGGCCGGGCTGTTGGATCCGACAAAAGTCAGGGTCGACCGGGTGAAGTTCTGCTCCAGGTTGGTGATCTTGTCGGCCTCGGCCGGGAAGCACTCCAACATGGTCGGGCTGTCCTCCAGCATGGGCAGCCAGCGGGACTTAGAAAACGAACGGGCGAGGTTCTCGCTCGGCATCAGCCACAAGGCCGGGCTGGGCTCGTTGGCGATCAGCCAGGCCAGGCCGGCCATCAGGGTGGTGGTCTTCGATGTCTGAGATCCCCAGCACAGTGTCACCTCGGATACGCTAGGGTTCTTCCAGTCTTCCATGGGCTCCCGGGTGTACGGCCTGACAGACGTCGAGAACGGTCCCGGGTGCTCGGTCTGGCGTTGGGTAAGCCGTAGGTTGGCCTCAGACCATTCGACCACGGTCTGCTGCGGTGTAGGCCGGTAGAGGTTGCGGCGATAGTCCAACAGGCTGCGCTGGAGGTCGGTCAGGCTTTCCATGGGTCTGTATTGTGTAACGTCTTGAGGCAAACCTCCTGCACCCACCTGGTCAATTCACGCTCGGCGTGCTCTGGGTCGTGCGGTGCTATCCGGCCGGAGAGCTGTTTCGGCATCGCCTTCAGCAGAGAGGCCACCGCCCCGTCGTGTTCCTGCATCACCTTCCGCACCCAGTCGCCGGACACAAGGCGCCGTTCTTTCTCGGCCTGGGCGATCACCTCGTCACGGGCGGAGGTCAGGTTCTTTGCCGCGGCAGCATGGATTGAAACAAGGCGGGCGGTGTCGGCCCGGCCTTCTTTCATGGCCACCACAACCAGCTTGTAGGCTTCCAGCTCGATTTGCCGTTGTCGCTCGTAGGCGCCTTCTGGGGAATCGCAAGAGGCGGTGGCTGTGTTGATATGGTTTGAGGCCTCCGCGGGCCTGTAGGGGCCTTCCTGCTCGATTGCGGTGGGTTCCTGTTGGTGCGGTGTGTCGATGTGTTGCGTAGTAGCTTTGGCGCGGATGTTTTTCTTTCGCCAGGCATCGGCGGCCTCCGGGCTGTCCATAGGCATCCCCTTCGCCACCAGTTGGGTGACGTAGCCATGGGAAACACCGGCGTGTTTGGCGTAGCCTCGTTGGGTCATCATGGCTTCAAGGCCTTTAAGATTTCCGGAGGCAGCATCGAGTTGGGAACGGTGGCGGCGTATTGAAGCGCCCGGAAAACACCGTCACGCCGGCTGTCCTGAGCATTTGGCACGCAATATCCTGCCAGTTGCTCGGGTGGCGTGCCTTGCTTCATCAAACGGATAAACCAGGCCACGTTTGCCACGCCGTACTGGTCGACAAGGAACCCAATGTGATTGTTTTGCATAGGTATTGTTC